AGCCCAGCGTGGAAACGCAACCATTCGCCAGATGCACCCCTGTCAATAATGAATGCTTCATTTGTTACGCCGTTTTCGCCGGAGATAAACTTCCACGGTTGAGATGCGCCGCTGTGTGTTATCTCTAACATTTCGTTGCCAGCGGCAGTTCCTTGTAAATCTAGCTTTGCGCTAGGCGAACTCGTCCCAATGCCAACATTACCTTGAAAAATAGAACTACCATCGCCTCGTATTTTAAGCGCATCAAGATTAGAGCCAGTCCGAAACTCTGCGATATTATAGCTACTTGTAGTGCCTCCCGTTTGGACCCAAAGACCTGCGGTTGTGCTAGAAGTTTGAATTTCTAAACCGCTAGTATTAGTTGGAGAACTCGTCCCAATGCCTACGTTGCCACTAACATACGCCGACCCATCAAGGTACATGTTGTTAAACCCGTTGGTCGCGGAACCAAGGGAAATCGCACCGTCCGTCTGCGGAGACATCACCGTGCTCGTCACGTTCAAAATGTCAGTGCCGTTCGACTGAACCGTGAACGTACCGCTCGTCGCGTTGAAACTACCGCTCACGGCTACCGTGCCTGTTACGTCTACACCTGTGCTGGTGGTGGCGAGACGAGTTGTATTATCGTGACGTAAGAATACATCGCTGTTTTGGTTGAATACAGCTAATGTTTCACTTCCGTCTGCGCTTTCAATACGCAATTGGTCAGCCCTAATTTTAAGAGAGCCTACACCATTATCGTGGATATAACTTGCAGTCCCATCATGATAAATCTGCAAATCCTGACTTGCGCCAAGCTGGATTTTTTCGTTGTCACCAAGATTTAGACCGTCAGCCGTGACTGTCTCGGCTATCGTGCCGTCTGAGATAAAATCCCCTAGGTCTCTTGCTTTGGTCATGTTTAAGCTCCGTCTTGTAGGATGGTTTCAACCCATGCTTCAGTATCGTCATCCCAGTTCCATACACCTGTTTCTGGCTTTGCGACAGGGGCTTCCCATACGCCAACAGAACCATCATCACCGCCTGATGATTTAACCCATCCAGTGTGTGGCTGTGGTTTCCACCACTTGTTGCTTTCGTAAGTCCAATCAACACTGACCTCATCAGGACATTCTAGGCCCTCTTCAAAAGATGCATCCGCTATGATCACATTGTCGATATTGATACCATCAGAATTTAAGATTGCTTTTCTAATCATTATGACACCGCCGTATATTCTACATAAACAATACCATTTCCACCATCTCCGCCATTACCAGCACTTGATGAACTTGAATGGCGTGTGGCTGCTCCACCGCCGCCGCCACCTAAGCCGCCATTCCCGCCCTTCGAATTTGAACCAGCATTAAAAGCATCATTTTGCAGACCACCTCCGCCAGCAAATGCCCCGCCAGCTTGTGCAAAAATTCGGTTCTGTGCACTCTCAAATGTACCACTTCCTCCAGCACCTAACCCAGCAGCAGGGACTGTCGTGTTTGTGTTATTTGCAGCCTCTCTCCCGCCACCTCCCCAATCTGCTAGCAACCAAGGATGCTTAATTATTCCAATATTACCCGCCCCTGGGGTTGCGCCACTTGCCGCGCTAAAAGCACCTCCACCTGCATAATAAGATGAAGGATCACTCCCAGCACCACCATCACCACCGACTCCAGCACCACCTCCAGCAGAAGGATTGCCTGTGGGCGCACCACCATTGGGGGGATCATTAAAGAAGTTTATAGCACCACCACCACCAGCACGACCATTTTGGCTAGATGCGCTTCCACCTGCGCCACCTGTATAGTTTATATCTCCATTCGAGGCCGTTCCACCTGATCCACCAGACGCTGCCGATCCACCCCCACCGCCTGCTGCGGAATAAGTTGTTGAACTATAAACACAAGAAGTTGTACCACCAGCACTACCATTGCCTCTTGCTGTGCCGCCGTTTCCGCCAGCTCCAATAGTAACTGTCATTGTGTCATTAGCAGACACAGTAAGCTCTTTACGGCAATAGCCACCAGCTCCACCGCCCGAAACGCCAAGGGCGTCGAATTCTGACTTTCCGCCACCACCTGCGCCAATAATGTGCAAGCGTACTGTACCCGAGAAAGGAAAAGTGTACGTTTGTGAAGAAGCGACTGGAATTGGATCAGGAAGTGTTGATCCGCCACCGCCAAAGAAAGAACTTGTAGTACCCATTTTATATCACCTTCTAATTATGAGAATGCCCAGCCGATAGTCGCATCGACATATCTCAAGGACAGTACGAGATAGGCTGTATCTATTGTTAAGTCTGAGGCATCACTCATTATATTGCTGCCGTTGCGCCCAACTACACAGTTTGTATTGCCAGCCACTTCACTGAGGCGAACTTCGTCTCCAACAGAAGGGGATGCTGGAAGTGTGAGTGTTATAGCAGAGCCATTAATGTAGTAATGATTATCTTTCGTCGCCGTGGTATTCGAGGTTATTACGTTTGTCGTGAAGCCTACGCCCGTTAGACCAGAGCCATCACCAGTAAATGCTGTAGCGTTGACCGTACCATTAACCGTAACTTTATCTGAGCCACTCGTAGTCCCCACCAGCAAGTTACCGCTGCTGTCGATGCGCATACGTTCTGTTGTTGATCCAGCAGAGGCATCCCCTGTGTAGAAGAAATGGCCGCCAACGTTCGTAACACCCTGTGAAAAATACCCCACGCCACCAGCGCCAGCGGCATTGGCCCCGCCGTTCCAACGAGCAATACCAACGTTGAAGTTGGCTGAACTGCCATCCCCAAGCACAACAGCGCCAGAGGATTGATCGGTAGAACTTACTTTTAGCTGGTCAAGAACCTGAAGCTTTGCCTGTGGCGAACTCGTCCCAATGCCCAAGCTCTCCGCACTCGCATCCCAGAAGAACTTTGGTGTCGTGCCTGTGTCCTCGTAGAAGGAGATGTCTCTCCCACTATTTATAGAAAACGCATTTCCGTTTGATATTGCTAAAGAGTGACTGGTCGGCGTTGCATTAAGCATCGTGTTTTGAGAACTGTCCAGAAGTGTAATGGCGTTACCAGAACCAGATTGGATATAAACATTATTGTCCGTGTTTCTTAGCGCAATACTTGGATTACCAGCGGCTGGAAGGGAAACTGCTGTTAGTCTAATGTCATCAAGTGTAGAAGAACCATCCACAGTCAGCCCATCAGCCGTCACTGTGCCTTGGACATTCAGATTACCCGTCATAGTATCGCCAGCTACGTCCACAAACAGAGCATCAGCCTGAGCTTGGGTATAGGTGTTAGCAACAGAAACAGTGCCATAGGCAATCACATCAACAGTATCACCCGCGTTAGCACCAGAGGCCAGCACAATAGAAGTGCCGTTAGTGGCCGTGAAGTCTGCCCCAGATAACTTAGCGCCGTTTAGGAACACCTCAACCAGTCCCGCTGTATACGAAACAGTAAACGTCGTCTGCGCTGCCGTGGCCGTAAAAGTAGTCGTTACATAAGTAACAGGCTGAATGTCAGAGGCGATTGCAGAGATGAAAACAATAGCATCCCCTGACAAGTTAATAGCCGAGCCACCGTCACTACTCTCAGAAGGAGTTCGAGACAGTGTTGTGCCGGAAGCGGTGTATGTTCCGCTTCCGATTTCCCAGTTCGAGGTGCCGTCCTCTATGACGTATCGAACAGAATCTCCGTTTGACACCCCCGCTGCGGCAAAGGTTTGGTAGCCGTCAACAACCGAACCCAGTGTAATTGTGCCCGTCCCCGTAGTCGAGGTCGTCATCTTAGCACGATTTACCAATACTACCATAGCGGCGCTCCGAACTTAGTGTTTATGCAATACGGATGATAGCGTTTGAAGCATCTGCCGTTGGGAAAACAATCTGAAAGTCACCGGAAGTAGATGACTTGTCTGAACCAAAGTCCAGAACGATTACAGATGGATCACCCGCTGCGGTGTCGTTGTAAATCAAAGCACCACGCGCTGTGATTGTAGCTGACGTAAACGTGATGTCCGCAAAATCTGTCAACGCTGTTGTGCCAGATGTTGTCGGAGTTACGTTTGTCAACGTACCACCACCCGCGGTGTATGTACCTGAATTTGAAACCTCGTTGGACGCAGTATACGCTGTCGTAGCTGCGTCGAAAGAAGCATTGTTATCGTACAAAGCCAATTTAAACGTATTAGCTCCGTTAGTGAAGTTGTGTGTAGCTGTCATCAATTCTTGCTTGAATGATGTACACATAAAGTTGCCGCTAAATGCCATGTTAGAGTCTCCTTATAAGCTCGGCCATATCAGGGTGCCCTGCGTCCTTGAGAGCATTATACACAGTTGTACGGTCACTGTGAATAGCTTGCCTCATATAGTAGGCCACCAGTTTCTCCAGATGCTTAGAGAAGGCACGAGCCTGATCCCTGATCGCTGGATGCGCTGAGTCTGACACTGCAATGATTTTCTCAACGCATTGTTCAGACAATTCATCGGGCGTTAGCCCTCGATTTTCTGTTGTATTAACCTGAACTAAGGATTCAGACTGTGGAACACTTAAATCTAGTTTAAACATTACTGCTTCGCCCTTATAACTTTACCTGTACGATATTCGTCAGTGGTTTCTTTTGCCTCTCCAAGCATCTTAATTCCCATAATAGCTTCTTGGAACCTCTGAGCGTACATAGCCATAACATCTTGTTCACCCTTCATGTAAATATACGCCTCAATAAGAGCGCCGTACAAAAGAGCCATTTCAGCATTTTCACTAAGCCAAGTAGTATTATCCTCTCCATCCAAAGTAATGCTACGAGGACGGTAGAAATAATGAAGCTCCGCAGTGTATGACAGGTTCGGTGTCGGAGCCATCAAAAAGTTATCTACATCAAACTGACAGTAATACCTCGGCTCCCCTGTGGTGGTTGAATCAGGAGTATAGGTCTGAACAAAACTCGGGTCTTTAAACTCAACAAAGAATTTATCGCCGTTCGCTCCCGTCATGCTCAAAGAAAACGGAGCAAGAAAGTCAGAAGGAACTTTTATATATTGACCGGACGCACTTGTTAGAGCCGTTGCGTTTTTGCGAAACAGACTAAGCTGAACATTTTTTAGAATGCGCTCTTCAGATAACCGAATAAACAAAGGAATATTATTAACAAACCCTGTCTCTTCGTATTCTGTATAGTCCTTAATGGCCTGCTTTAGCTGCGCGTATGTAAAACTCATGTTGTCACCACCGTTACTGCTCCAACTGAACCCTGAGCTACCAAATTATTAGGTGTTAGGCCGCCGTCTCCTACCATTCCAACCGGATTCCAACCCCATTGAATGTTATTTTTTTGAGCTACGTTTTGCTCAGGACGAGGATTTCTTAATGCTTGAGGGTCAGGGGTAGCGCGAATTGGCTCTAACTGGGGCTGTTTAGCTTCCCACTCATCTTTTCCAACAAGAAGACCATTCCACTCACGGCGCATGTCTCTTAGGCGATACCTGAAGCCAGATCGGTCAGATATACCATAAGCCCATTTACCTGTTGCAAACTTAGACAATTCTATAATTCCTCAAGCTAGGAGAAATTTGAAAAGACGCCCTGTCTCTGTCTTCGTCTATAGCGCGCCTCATTTCTTCCTCGTAAACCGCCTTTAGCATTTGAACGCGTTCAGGAGCCCTTTTCAAAGAAATGTAATAAGCTAAACCTGCCGACAAGCAGGGATAGAACCTAAACGGAACGTCTACAGTATTTGTCATCGTATCCGCATCATCTATGCGAGTAAGGCAATTGTAAACCAAAACATCTGTAGCGTTGTCAGGGACGGGCCAAACCTGAAGATCTGGGGTAATTTGTCTATTTAAGAAAAACTGAGTTACACGACCAGTAGATTCTTTTGTAGGGATAGATAGGTATTGATCTCGGCTAACTCTGTCTATCGTGTAGTCTGTAGTACCACGACGCACAACAACAGCCAGAACATCTATTATGTCTGCGTCCAATGGATAAACTCTCTGGCCCTCTACAACAGTCAGCGTTCTTTCCTTAATAGTCCACTGATTTAAGCCCCTGTTAGCCCAATCTGCGAACATTATGTTCAAGGACCGCTTTGCTGTCTTTAGGTCATAACCAGTCCGGGCCTCTAAGCCACACCGCTCAAATGCTTCTTCAACGTATTCCGCTACGTCAAGTTCAAAATCTGTGGAGCCAGATACAGTCATGTCTTTTTCCTTCTAAGCGGTTTAACACGCTTTGGCTTTCCTGCTGGTTGTCCCAGACGCTTCTTCTGAGATATTCTACTACGCTTTTCAGCAGATGTCATCTCCGAAGCTGTTTTAGGTGTTTTAGAACTTACACGCTTGCTTGGTCGGCAGTAAGGAGTACTTCTTTTTTCACCTTTTTTACGGCCACATGGCTTGCCAGTCTTAACATCTTTCCAGTCTTCTTTGAACCAACGCTTGAGTGCAGCACCCTTTTTTGTTTTCCGAACAGCCATTAGCCCAACCTTGTAACTTTACGACGATCAGTCATTACGCTGCCACACCCATTCGCAATAGCTTCTCCACCATTCAACATGCGTCGAACTGGACGTTTGCGATACTCATTTGACGGCATTATCTCGCCACCCATAGCTTTTTTCACAGGCTTTTTCTTACTGTTACCCCAGTTCTTTGCGCCAACTTTACGACACTTAGCGATTGCCCCGCTTGCGTATGCGCTTGGGAATACTTTGTACCTTGCTTTTACTTTTTTGTAACACGCGTCTTTTGGCATTTTTCTTCACCTTTTTCTTCATGGGCGGCTTAGTCACCTGTTGGGACATTTGAGAACGACCAATCGCCATTACTTAGAAAGCCCCAACAAAGCTTCTATAAGCATATCGCTGTTCATAAAGCTCGCAACTAGAAGCGCACCAACGATCATCCATTTTGCTTGAAACAAAGTAACTTTTACTTCTTTCATATCGTCCTTTAACCTATCGACGCTGTTTACCAAATGATCTTGTTGAGTTTGAAACTTTACCAATTCCAACTCTAAGTCGTGAACACTTTTGTCGGCCATCAGCATTTCCAACGCTTTCTAGCTTGCCTTAGTCGGCTATTTGGATCTTTTGCTGCTTTAGGAAACTTTTTCATTTGACCAGCGGAACGCGCGCAGTAAGACTTGCGGCGCTTTGCTGCGGCGCTTCCCTTTTTAACCTTGCCAGTTACAGCAGTTTTGAGCTTAGAGCCGGGATTTGCTTTTTTATACGCCGCAACGCCCTTTTTAGTCATACCTGCACCAGATTTGGTCTTGCGATAATTACCGCCCTTACCAGTGGTTTTGCGTATAGGATTTTCTTTTTTACGAGTCATTATGTCCAATCCTCGTTTTTAATCAAGTACGCATCAAATGCTGAGGTCACACGAGCGTTATTACTGCGCACAGTCGCTCGAATATCCACGTCTGATTTTTCTGGAAGCGCGAATGGAACATGAAAAGCATACATATATTCAGCAGACGCCACTTCAAACGTGTGAGCTATACGAAACGCTGTTTCGCCACCATAGCGCACAAAGAAGTTACCTGTCGCATCAGCACCAGACTTAACGCTCATCACACCTTGAGTCAGATATGCAGTGTATCCCGCAGGAACTGTATATACGCCCATTAGAGTCTGAGAATTACCTGCTGAAATACGCGCTACAACATTTGTGCTAACCTTAATGTCGATATTTCCAACATTCGCAGCAGAACCGTTATACATGTACGAGCGGTAAACACGAATAAATGTTCGGGTTGTTGTATTACCCGTCGCATTTGTCAGTGTTACGTTTTCTGTGATTTCTTGATAGTTTTCATCAAGACCCTGAATCACGATAGTCTTGCCTGCATCGCTTGCACTCGCACGATCTACTGTAAGAACGCTTGCGGAAGAGAATGCGGACCAAGGATACAGCGTGTCATCAATATCCCACACAGTCCCAGTTGTGTTGACAGACATTTCAGGGACCGCGCCAAACTTGTGTAACGCAGAATGGCCCGAGATTTGACCACGGGCCACCTGTAGCTCAAATGGCTCAGATGTTCCAATCTGTGTTATGGAACGAAAGTTAGCCATTTGTACTCCT